GGAAGTTAGGCGACACTTTGCCTACGGGCTGGCTCAAGGTTGAAGAATCAGAACGACCAACGGCAGGAACTGACCAAGTTTCAGTCGAAGGTTTTCCAGAGGACATTGACGGCGTAATGACTCAGACGTGGACAGTACGTGACTTGACTCAGGCAGAGCTAGACCGCAGAGATGCACCTGCTAACGCCAGAGCAAAGCTAATTGAGCTTGGTCTAACTGAGGCAGAAGTAGACGCACTAGTCAGAGGGTTGGTTCGATAATGCCAGTAGTCTCAACAGGCGTAACAGTAGGCACTTCAATAACCGCAGTAGCTCTAACCCGATAGCAACCTAATACAATATACCTATGGCTATTAATTTCCCAGGTGCTCCGTCAACCGAAGAAGAAACTACCCCTTAAATATAAAAAAACCCCTGAGCGCTAAGTTTTTACAGAATGCAGTAAGCTCTAGGCATGAGCAATCTCCCCAACTGGTTTGCGAACGACGGGCAACCAAACTTTGTAAATTACGTCTACCCCGAGTTTAGAGGGCGCTCAGCGCGATTCCTCCAGATAGGTTCTTACACGGGAGACGCCAGTACTTGGCTCTACGAGAATCTTCTAAAAAATACAGACTCTGTTCTTGTCGACGTTGACACTTGGGAAGGGTCAGACGAAAAAGTACACCACCAAATGAACTGGGTAACAGTTGAGACCGTCTATGACGCAAAGACCCTAGCTGGGCGCAGTCAAAGAAAAATTTTAAAGTACAAAGGTACAAGCGATTCTTTCTTTAAAAACAATCGCGAACTGTATGACTTTGTTTATGTTGACGGCGACCACACAGCCTACGGAGTTATGAAAGACGCCACCGCTGCGTACGAGTGCCTAAAGGTGGGCGGTATCCTCGCTTTCGACGACTACAGCTGGTCTGGGGCCGACGATTTGGCTGACCGCCCTCAAATGGCGATTGACGCTTTCATGCAGATTTATAGAAAAAGAGTTACGCTAATTCACAGGGGTTATCAACTCTGGGTTAAGAAGCTAGGATAGGCAGTAAGAACTAAAGTGAAAGAGAGACGTATATGAAATCAGCAATTTACACAATCGCCCTAAACGAACGTCAGTTCGTGGACAAGTGGTACGAGTCAGCCAAAGACGCTGACTACCTTTTAATTGCAGACACTGGCTCTACTGATGGCACGATACAACGCGCCCGTGAGCTTGGCATAAACGTCATCGAGATTAAAGTTACGCCTTGGAGATTTGATGATGCACGCAACGCCGCGTTAGCCGCACTTCCAGAAGATATTGACATGTGTGTTTCTCTAGATATGGACGAAGTAATCACTCCAGGCTGGAAAGAAGTTTTGACCAAAGCTTGGGAGCGCGGTGTAACTCGACCTCGCTACAAGCACATTTGGTCTTGGAACGAAGACGGCACTCCTGGACTTGAGTTTAGCTACGACCACATCCACGGTCGCAAGGGATTCCGCTGGCGTCACCCTGTCCACGAGTGCCTGTATTCTTACGGAATCGAAGAGAAGCAGGAATGGCTCGGCGGTATCGAGACGCACCACCACCCAGACCCAACTAAGAGTCGCGCTCAGTACTTGCCGCTCCTTTCAATGTCTGTAACAGAAGACCCGCACAATGACCGCAATGCTTTTTACTATGGCCGTGAGCTTTACTTCTATGGTCGGTACCTAGAAGCTGCGGAAGAGCTAAAGCGACACTTAGCGTTGCCTACAGCAGGCTGGGCACCAGAACGAGCCGCGTCGATGCGGTTTATCGGTAAGTCTCTACCTGCAGAAGCCGAAATCTGGTTCCGCAAGGCCATAGAGCAGGCTCCAGGACGCCGTGAGCCCTACGTAGACCTAGCAAAGTTGTATTACGAGCGTCAGGACTGGGAGAAGTGCTTAGAGGCTTCAGAGGCTGCCCTAGCTATCAAAGAGAAGCCTTTAGAGTATCTCTGTGAGGCCGAGGCTTGGGGGTTTGCTCCGCATGATTATGCATCTATTTCGCTGTATTGGTTGGCAGAGTTTGAAAAGGCCGTGGAGCACGCTAAGAGCGCTGTAGAGCTTGAGCCTCTTGATGCGAGGCTGCAGAAAAATTTAGTAGTGTGTGAAGCAGCCTTAGCTACAAACTAGGAGGAAGAGCTTTTGCTCTTTTAGCGGCTTTCTTGTCTTTTTCTCTTTGGCGCTTCAATGCTTTCTCTGCTTTTTCCTGTTGGTAAGCCAAAACCGCGTTAACGCTGGTTCTGCTCTTCCACGAAAACTCGCATACGGTGCAGATTACTAATCTGGCAGTTGTCCATCTTCCGCCACCTGGAATCTCTACCGACTCCGTGACAAGCTTTGAGGGCCTCGCTGAGCAGTATGGGCAGTTGGGGTAGCGTCTTCTACGAGCTTCTTCTCCCTTGTACGAGACTGAAAGCGTCCTACGCATTTCTACTTCGTCTTTGCCACCCCAGATGCCCCAAATTTGCCTGTGCTCAAGGGCCCATTGGAGGCACTGTTTTCTTACAGGGCAGCTAAAACATAAATTTTTTGCATCGTATTTTTCTTTTGGCTCTTTAGAAAAGAACCAGTCAATCGAGTTGATGTTCTCGGGTTGGGCGCAGAGAGCTTGGGCCTGCCACTTTAGATTATCTGCTGGTTTCCACACGGCTTCTATACTACCTTAGAAAACTATAAAAACCTTACACTAAATACTATAAACTAAAACTCTATCCAAGTAAATTCTTCGGGCTTTTCTATAGAATCTCCATACTGTGTCTCGCCATCCTCGTCACAGTACGTGTATTCGTTCTCATCTGGGAGAATTCCAGCCCAACCAGCATGGATGTCGCGGTCTTCTAGAAACTTAAATCCGTCGCCCAAGGAGTCAACAACTCCGTCACGTTGAAGCACAGAAGCCAAAGCTCTGCGAACAATATCGTTGTCCATGTCTATGTGCCCAATTGTGCAAAATATTAGCTCCGAGTCATTCTCAGAAAAGTAGTCACTCCCGCTCCACTGAAACCAGAGGTGCTCACCGTGCCTGATATCTTTCACAGATAGTCTTCTTCTCTGCCAGGCTCTTCGATTAGTTCAAAACCTTTTTTAACACTCTTTTTAAAAAGCTTTTTGTCCTCGGTGTCTAGGGAGTAAATCCCAGAAACAGTTATTTCCCCGCACAGGTGGCAAGTTTCTACAGAGCCAGTGTTGTGTTTTATCGGGACGTCAACGCCCTTGAGGCGCATAAGGATATTTCCAGAGTCGTCAATGCTTTCAGGCTCCCAGTGGGCATGAGTTTTTAGCCAACACTTTTCACAGGTCGGCAGAGGAACTTCTGGGCGGTTTGAACTCATACATATATTCTACCGTCTTACCCAAAGAGGCAATTGGATTTTAGGTATCTTTACGGGGTTCCTAGCGCGAATTTTGGCTCGTTCTCTAGGAGTTAATCCTCCCCACATTCCGTGCTCTTCATACACAATGCCCCACTCAGCGCACTCTAACTTGTGAACGCAAGTGCCGCAAACTTCCCTCGCACTTATGTACGGGTCTTCCCACCTAGCGCCTTTAAACGAGACATCTGGGTCAACAGAGTAGAACAAAGCTGTCCCTACTTCGGCACAGGCAGGTTCTTCGTAATTCCAGGGTTCTCTAGGGTTCGGCACTTTTGTCTTTCTGTCTTTAAGTTTTAGCTATTAATTGTCTGATTGTTCGTGAAGCAATTTTCCTACTTCGTAACCGCACCCTGCGTACCCTGCAATGTCAATCCAAGTATCGGGTTGAAAGCCAGAATTAGCAGCATAGCGAGCTACCTTAAGGCCAACCATAGCCATAGCAACATCTTCGGTTGTAAATTCTCTTCTAAAGAGGACTGACCACACCTTGGCAATGTTCGTAAAGTTATCCTCTGGGCCGCCATACTGCTTATTACGGTCTCCCGAAATAATTTTAGCCGCTTCACGAAGTGCTTCCACTCTTAGTGGCTGCTCCGTTGAGTCTTTGCTAGTCTCTTCCATGTTTTATCCTTGCCGTAACTTCCGCTGTGTAGTTGCTATCGTTTGACATATCTTGATTTTCGCTTACAACCATTTCATAGTTTACGCTGTAGCTAGTCAGATATTCTTCATCTTCGAAATCAGGCTCATCTTCATCTCTAAGAAAGTTAGCTATTAGAGAATCTGCTTTGATTTTAAGCTCGTCATACGAATCTCCCGATACTTCGAATTTAAAGGTAGTGCTAGTCAATTCTAACTACCAACTTTTCAAGCATCTGAGGAGGATAGTGAGCTCCTTCTAGGAGGGGGGCTTTACCATCGGTACTGTTAACAATGATGTCTCCATAGCGAACCCCAACAACTACGCCTCTGCGCCCGTTGTGTATTGTGCCAGTATCACCTGAGAAAGCGTCTGAACGTACACGAACTTGGTCTGTGACTTTGATGTCTCCAGAACGCGCTTGAGCCCACAGTTCATTCTTTTTGTCTTTAGTGAAAACGTGGCCCAAGGCTAATTTAGAAAACATTTCAATAGTCTTCTCCCTATGCTCATCGGGCAGCTCGATTGAGTCTAAAACCTCAATTAATTTCATTGTGGCATCTCCGACTGGTTTACGAACTTTAGCTGCTTGCAGTTGGGTTTTAATCCAATTTATGTCTAGTCCCATTTTGGGACTCCTTTCGTTTATAGATTGATAGGTAATTACTTACTAGCCAAACTTATCTCTGATTTCATAGTTTGAATGGCTTCAAAGAGTTTTGTTTGGCCACTAGATGATGTTGCATTGAGGTACACACTCCTCTGAGAATTAGCAAGCTCTGCCCTCTCTAGGACAGACATCTCTTCAACAGTGCTCGCTAGATGGCTCCAGTGAGCGCCTAACTCAGAGCTAAAACGCCAATCAGTTACTACAGGCTTACTGAGTGCCAGCGACTCTGCTAGGAAGGGGGTCCACCAAGGCTCCGAGGAGCGGTAGGTGGAGATTAAAGTGCCAACAGACCCAGACATGCGGTCCGCAATTTCATCCCTGTTCTCCCACTTGCTGTGCCTCACAGGGGTCATTGGGTGGCGAAGAGTCTTCTCTATAGACGTTGCCCATTTGGTTTTAGGGGCGTCGCAAGTCCAGAAAGTCTGCTCAGGGTGTGTGACTACAGATAGAGGAGCTTCTTGCAGGATTTGATAGTCCAAATTTATCCCGAAGAGTTTAGAGGAGTTAATGTTGGGAAGAGCCGACGTTAGAGAGGCTATGTCTGACCAAGGTAGAGCTGAAAAAATTGTTGTAGGCCACTCTTGCGTGTACAAGTACTCAATAAAGCTGTAGACATCCGCTGAGAACTCTGAATCGGTCAACAACTCGTCATAGTTATTGCGACGGCTGTAGAAATCTTTTTTCAAGTCCGAAACATTTAAGTAGCAAGACTTGATTGAGGCCTGTAGTTTATAAGGCTCAGGTGCGTCAATAAAAATTATTAAGTTGCCAAGCTCTCTGGCTTTATTTGCAATGGCAAACGCTGGGTAGATTTTGTTCGCAGAGAGGCTTGTCGGAGGAGCAATACCTACCAAGACAGCGTCGTAAGAAGATAGCTCTTCTTTACTCATTCGCGATGAGGGCTCGATAAAGTCCACAGAAGCGCCAGAGTCCGTAAGAGACTTATACATTAGCGCCGCAAAGGTGGTGAAC